TCCCTGGTACCTTTGTCCCACTGTGCCTTTATCCCAAACACAAAAATTTGAATCCCGTTTCCATGCTCACTCAAACTAAGCTCCATGGAGCCTGGGGAGAGATGAAGAAGGTTCCCGCTCCGCTGCGACCTTTCAAGAAAGATAAGGTGGTTATTAACCCAATGGCTAACGCTGTCGAACCATATTCCTCACCTGTTCACTCTTATGATGTCGCTGAGGTTGACAGGGCAGCCTATCAAGCTTTCAGACGATTCTTTGAACTCACAACAAAACATGACCGTCGTATTCTCTCTTTTGAGGAGGCGGTTGCTGGTATTCCCGGCACCTCAATTAATGGTATTCCTAGGAACACTTCTCCAGGTGAACCTTGGGTATTTGAGGGCATGAGCAACAAAAAGCCTTTCTTTGGTAAGGATGGAGATTATGATTTTAGTTCCGATGAATGTGCCCGCCTCCGCAAGGAAGTTATGGCCATCATTGACGCTGCTATTGCCAACAAGAGGATGCCCCATTATTGGGTTGACTTCTTGAAGGATGAACTCCGTTCACTTGAGAAGGCCGAGGCGGGCAAAACTCGCCTTATTTCATCGGCCCCCCTTGCATATGTTATCGCTTTCCGCATGTATTTTCTTAGTTTCACATCTGCCGTTCAAGAAACACGCATCAGAAATGGTGTTGCTGTTGGCATCAACCCATATACAGAGTGGGAAGATCTCGCAAGAGAGATGCAGTCGATGGGCAAGGAGTGTGTGGCTGGAGACTTCAAGGGCTTTGACAGCTCTGAACAACCAGACATTCACAACGCCATCCTCCGCCAAATTAACAATTGGTACGATGATGGAGACGAGAACAGAAGGGTCAGAGAAATTCTCTGGCTCGAAGTCACTCACTCCAGACACATCGGAGGTACTGACGGCAAGATCAACCAGGTTTACCAGTGGAACAAAAGTCTCCCCAGTGGACACCCTGCCACGTCAATCATCAACAGCTTTTACAACTTAACCTTGTTCAACCTGGTTTGGACTGACATCATGGGTCTCCCATATTCATCCCGATTTAACGAATTTGTTTATGCCTGTGTGTATGGTGACGACAACATTCTCAACGTTGACAGTGCTGTTACAGGCAAGTTTAACCAAGAGACAATCACCCGCGCTATGGCTGCTCGCTATATGACTTACACGACCGAGGATAAGCTCTCGGAGGTTACAAAGACACGTAGCCTGCATCAAATTTCATTTTTGAAGAGAGCGTTCCGCAAGGACTCTTATCTTAACAAGTATGTCGGACCGCAAGAACTTGACTCCATCCTGTATGTTCCATATTGGTGCAAGGACAAGGCTAGAATTGGTGACACCACCGAAGCTAATCTTGAATTTACTTATACCGAGTTGGCCATGCACGCTCCCGAAATGTGGGATCGCTACGCTGGACTTATCAAG